GTGACGATTGCCGTGGCTACCAACGGCATCCTTTCCGCTGCCGCTGCCGCTGGCTCTGGAGCCGGTGCTGGTCTTCTGACTGTACCGTCCGGCGTTACTGGCCTTGCCCGTTTCACCATCATGTTCTCTAGTGCCACAGCATACGTTTTCACACGTACCGCTTAATTAGGGGCCTGTGATTTGATTAAGGGAAAGGGCCATGAGTAATAGTAATATTTACTCGGCTTCGGCCACTACAACCGCACAGGTTGTCAGTGGTCGGAGTCGCTTGGTTGGCGTCTACTTTGTATCTACCGCGACTGCTGCAACGCTGACTTTTAAAAGTGGCGGAGCCAGTGGCACTACGAACCTGACGCTGACGTCTCCCGCAGTCGCGGGGTCTGAGTACATCCCCATCAATGACATGGGGGTGCTATTTGAAGACGGTATCCATGTGACGTTTAGTGGAGCTGGGGTATCTACGGTCACCCTATTCTTCTATGGCGGCAAGGCGTCATGATGGGTATGGCAGAGCTTTGGTCAGCCGGTTTGACAGTAGTCTTTGCTGTGTCGGGGTTCGTGCTCCGTGAAAAGTTTGGCGAGCTTTCCAGGCTAAGTATTCTCTTGAATAAAACACGAGAGGAAATGGCCAGGGACATGGTCACGCGGGCCGAGATCAGTAAAATTATGGAACATATTGACAGCAGGTTTAACAAGCTGGAAGAGAAGATTGACCGTCTGATTTCCGCTCATTAAAGGATATAAACATGGCTAAGGCTGATTTGAAAAAGCTCTTTAAGGGCAAAGAGACTAAAGGCGAAGAGCTGAAAGAAGCTAAAGCCATTAAGTCGGGCAAGATTTCCCCTATGCAATATGCCATGGGCGAAAAGATGGAAGAGACGAAGATGAAAAAGGGCGGTGCAGCCAAAAAAGCTCCGGTTTATGGCCGCGCCATGATGCGTGTTACTGCAGATACCAAGGGTCGTGCCTTGGGTAAGGGGAAATAATCATGGCTGGACGTGGAATGGGTGCCGCGGTTCGTGGTGGTGGTTGCGTGATGAGCGGCGAAACGCCTAAAGTCGACTACAACTACGACTCGATGAAGGGCGACGAAACCGTCAAGGTTGGTACGACTAAGATGGCTAAAGGCGGCATGGTCAAAAAAGGCAAGATGAAGGCCTATAAAAAAGGCGGCATGTGCTAAATGACCACCTCTGGCACGACTGACTTTGATCTGTCGATTGATGAGCTGATCGAAGAGGCTTTTGAGCGATGCGGCATGAGACCCACAAGTGGGTATCAGCTGACGACGGCACGCCGCTCGCTCAACTTGGTGTTTCTTGATTGGGCTAACCGCGGGTTGAACCTGTGGACCATCGAGCAAAAAGAGATTCAGTTGGCCCAAGGGGATCGGGTTCTCAATTTGGATCCGGATACGGTCAATGTGTTGGGTGCGGTGATCCGGGATTTGACCACGACACCGTACAACGACATCATCATTCAGCGCATCAGCCGCCAGGAGTACTTGGACATTCCCAACAAGGATTTCCAGTCTCGCCCATCTGAATTGTACGTACAACGTCAGAACATCCCGCAGATTTATCTGTACCCGGTAACGCCCAACAGCAACTACAAGTTGGTGTATTACCGGATTCGTCGGATTCAAGATGCTGGGGCGTACACCAATACGTCTGATGTCAACTGGCGCTTTTTGCCTTGCCTTGCCTCTGGGCTTGCGTATTTCCTGTCCTTGAAATTTGCCCCAGACCGGATTGGTGCGTTGAAGAACATCTACGAAGAGGACTTCCAACGTGCGGCAAACGAGGACAGGGATACGGCCAGCACATACTTTGTGCCGCAGATAGCGACGATTTAAAATGGTCTACGCGGCAGGTAAATATGCCTTAGCCCTATGCGACTATTGCGGTCAGCGGTATAGGCTGACCCAGCTTCGCATCAATTGGCGCGGTTTTAAGGTTTGCCCGGACGATTACGAGCCAAAAGAGCCGCAAATCCAGCCATTGAAGTATCATGGCGATGCGATTGCACTTGATGGGCCGCGTCCAGATCGTAGGGAACCATTGTCCGTGTTTGTTGGTGCTCCAGGCTTCTCAGCCTTCCAAAGTTTCGGGACGGCGCGTAATACAAATGATATGCGGCCGTACATTCCTGGTCCTGCGTTGATCTCGCGGGTCGTGGTCGGTTCTGTGACGGTGACAACAACATGACCTACGACGAACTGGTCACAAACATCCGGAACTACACTCAAGTAGGTGTAGAAGAATTTACTGCGCCTGTCCTTAACACGTTCATCACGTTTGCGGAAAACCGCATCATGCGTGAGATTGACCTGGACGTGTTTAAAAAAGAAATGACAGGCAACATGACTTCAGGGAATCGGTTTTTGACAGCTCCTACGGACCTGTTGACTCACAGGTACATGCTGCTCAAAAGTTATGTAGGCAATACCCAGGTTTTCTTGGACTTTCGGGATACTTCTTTCATGAAGGAGTATTGGAAAGACCAAACGGTGACTGGCACGCCAAAATACTTTGGTGTTTGGGATCAGAATACGTTCTATGTGGCTCCGACGCCCAACCAAAACTACATTGTGGAGTTGGGTTTTATTTACCGTCCAGAACAATTGTCGTCAACCAATACCACGACCTGGATCAGCACGAACGCTCCAGAAGCTTTGTTCTACGCTTGCATGATCCAGGCGTACAGCTACTTGAAGGGGCCTGCGGACATGCAGGCGTACTTTGAAAACAGTTACAAACAGGCAGTCAGTGGTCTGGGTGTTGAGCAGCAGGGCCGCCGCCGCCGCGATGAGTACCGCGATGGCATGATGCGGATCCCGCTTAAATCTGATTCACCGGGTCCGTAATGGCATTTACCGGCAATTACATTTGCACCAGTTTTAAGGTGCAGCTTTTGAAAGGCGTGCATAACTTCACGCCTGGGACGGGCAACACGTTCAAGCTGGCGTTGTACAACCAGAATGCCACGTTTGATGCTTCCACGACTGCGTATACGTCAACCAACGAAATAGCCGCCTCTGGCACATACACCACTGGCGGAGTAGCGTTGACCCCGTACACCCCAACGTCTGCCAATACAACCGCTTATGTCGACTTTGTAGACCTTTCGTTGACAGGCGTAACCATCACGACGTTTGGGGCATTGATTTACAATAGCTCTGCCGCAGGCAACCCCGCGGTTTGTGTTTTGGATTTTGGCGGGCAGCGAACCACCACTCCTGGCGGAGTCCTAAACATCGTTTTCCCAACAGACGACGTCACGTCTGCACTTATTCGGGTGTTTTAAATACTATGTTAGTTAACACAATTCACGGCGAAATGGACGATTCTCTTCTGGTCAAAAAAGAAGGATCGTTAGATAATGATATTGAGTCCACCACTTGGGTTGAGTACTGGCTCGATGATGTGCTGGTGCATCGTTCTGTTCACGTCACTCTTAAAACTTCTCCGCTTTCGGCTCTGGAAGCCGCTTCGATAGGATAAATCATGGCTAATTCTCAATCGATGGTCACGGGCTTTCTTGGCAAGGTCTTGACCGCAACTCACAATTTTGGGGTTGCTCCTGTTCGAGGAACCACTGCTGCAGACACGTTTAATGCTGCCTTGTTGTTGGCAAGTGGCACGTTTAACGCTTCTTCAACCAACTACACCGGCACAGTTGGATCGGTGACCATGTCGGGAGAAGTTAGCGGAACAAACTACACCGCAGGCGGGGTGGCAATTACCAATGCTAACGTCCCTGTTGCAACAAATTCCTCTCCAACGGCAGGAGTTGGTTACTGGACCCCTTCAGCTTCGGTCGTTTACACCAACGTCACGCTGACGACATCGTTTGATGCAGTGATGATTTACAACGTCACACAGGGTTCGGCAGGTGCTTACCCCGCGGTCAGCATCCACACGTTTGGTGCTCAGACCATTACGGCAGGTAACTTTACGCTAACAATGCCTTCGAACACGACGTCGACCGCCTTGCTTCGGTTGTCTACCACGTAAGGTAAAATGTGGCTCTCGGCTGGGGCGATAATAGCTGGAGCGAGAACGGTTGGGGCGGAACTCTCTCCGGTACGGGAGTAGTTGCAGAGGGTTACGTTGGCACTGCAGGTGCTAATGTAACCGTAGCCCTGACCGGGGTAGATGCGTCTGGAGTTCTTTTTAACGTCCTTCCAAACCTAAGCGGCGTAGTCGTTTCAGGTGGTGTCGGAACGCTGATTGCAGGGACTGGCCCAGTCCTGGATGGAACTGAAGCCCGCGCATCTGTGGGCGTTTTGGCCCTTGCGCAAGCACTTGCTCTTACTTCAGCAAGTGCGTCTGGGCAAACCGGAAACGTCAGTTCCGGTGGAATAACTGTTGCCCTTACGGGCGCGTCCGCAAGGGGCCAGGTTGGACTTCTTGTTGCCAACATTGACACAGTAGTTGCGCTTCCTTGGAGTGAGGGAGGCTGGGGCTCGTATGGCTGGGGCGGAAATATACCGTTTGGCGTTGAAGCCACGGGTGCTCTGGGGGACATTGACGAAGGAAAACTAGACCATCTTTCAGGTGTTTTTGGTAGTGGGGCCACTGGAGACGTCGGTAAAAACCTGACCGTTCCTCTCAATGGCGTGCAGGCTACGGGACTGCTTGGAGAAGAAACTCCAGTCTATTTAGCGGCTTTAACAAGTGCTACAGCGTCGGGTAATGTTGGTATACTTACCGCAAATCGAACCGTTGAGCTTCAGGGGGTTGAATCTGGTGGCGCTGTTGGAAATGTTATTGCGACGTTCCCCAGGACACTTACCGGGGTCCTGGCATCCGGAGCGGTCGCCTCTGTTGACGGTGGTAAATCTGTGAGTTTAACTAGCGCATCTAGTACCGCAAGTGCGGGCAACATTTCTTCTTCTTCGCAAAAATCACTTACAGGGCAATCGGCGCAAGGTAGTCTTGGGTCAATGGAATACCACTTTTGGTCTACAGTCGATGACTCGCAAACACCGAATTGGGTTGTAGTTTCTACTAATTAAACTACAATTTAAATCAAAGTAGCTATATTTTAGGAACACAGCATGACCACCGCATATACCCCTCTTCTGGGTTTGGCTCTTCCTGCCAACGGGGAACTTTCAGGGTCCTGGGGCACGGTTGTAAACAGTTACATCACCACGTATCTAGATTCGGCAGTTGCCGGGGGGCTTGCCGTTTCTTTGGTTGGAAACGTCACTCTGTCAAAAACAACGGACGCCAGCCTGGGTTCTACGTCTTCGCAGTATGCAATTTTAAATGTTACTGCAGATGCTTTGGGCCCCTGGTCCATTACTGTTCCAGCCGCCAGCAAATTTTACATTGTTAACAATTTAGCTGGCAACCCGTTTACTATCAAGGCAAGTGGCCAAACTGGCGTTACAGTTGGGGCGTCAGAAAAATGCGTTGTTGCTTACAATGGCACTGACTTTGTAAAAATTGCATCAACCACACCTGTTCCAGCGGGCAGCAATACCTACGTTCAATACAACAATAACGGGGTTTTGGCAGGGAGTACTAATTTAACTTTTGATGGAAGCTTTTTAACTGCCATTAGCATTAAAAGTTCGGCACTGACCGCGACTAGAGTCACGTTTGCTGGAGCGGACAAACAGCTATCAGACAACGCAAACTTTACGTATAACGGCAGTGCCCTAACCGTTCCTTCCCTGGTCAATTCAGCATTGACTTCTGGGCGTGTGACGTATGCTGGAGCTTCCGGCGTGTTGTCGGATAACGCATCACTACTTTATGACGGCTCCTATCTGACGGTTCCGTCGCTTAAAAACACTGCGTTGACGTCCGGTCGGGTTCCGTACACCACGACCAGTAACGTATTGACGGATACTTCAACGCTTCTGTTTGACGGCAGCTTCCTGACTGTTCCGTCGCTTAAAAACACTGCATTGACTTCTGGGTATGTTACTTACGCCGGAACCAACGGGCTGCTGACAAACGCCTCAACTTTCACGTTTAACGGCACGGCACTGACGGTTCCGCAACTGATTAACTCGGGGTTGACCTCGGGCCGTGTGACTTACGCCACCACCAGCGGACAGTTGGCCGACTCAGCCGCATTTACATTTAATGGCACCGACGTAACTACGACCGGGGTGTCTAACGCCGCCTCGCTCGTACCGTCATCTGCTACCGTTCCACCCAACGG